GTCTCAAAGATACAGTAGTAGGTAGTATTACTTCCACCGATACCTGCAGCAAAAGTCTCAAAACCTGTTACTGCTCCGCCAAGTGTAAACGTACCTGTTCCTGTTGTCGTAGAGGTTTCTTTAACCCTATCATTTAATTTAAACGCCATTTAAAATCCTACGATGTTAGACTAATAATCGCATTACTAGCGGTAGAAGGATCAGGAAACGAGATAGTGAAATCACCATTCGTTGCTGTTTTACTTCCACCAAAATCCAAAACCACAACCAACTTGTCAGAGTCTGAACTATTATAAATAGCTGCAAATGCTGCTGTAAAAGTTGCGCTTGACCATGTTACATCTGCAAAATCTACAGATGCAGTGGCGGTTGTAGCAACAACAGCTTGACTGGTTAAATCTTTTCTAGCATAATTTGAACTACCTCCAGAGGAAACCTCATTAGTAGTTAAAGCAACCGTGCTAGATGTGGTATAAGGATTAGATGTGTACAATGATATTTTAAAAGAGTCTCCACCGTTCGCAAAATTATGCGTTCCAGAAAGAAGTTCACCTTTAAATGAAAATGGTACTACGTTTGCCATGTTTTATCTCCTTAATATTTTGATGGTGATTCGGATTTAATAGGAGAACGAATAACACCATCTTGCCATTCATCTCTACGTCTACGACCTTGTTGTTCAACCGCATACGATTGTAAAGCTCTTTTAAAAGATGCTTCATAGTATTGTAACATATCTTGCGGACCTTTCAAGTATCCATATGCCTCCACAAGACATGCATATAAAAGCAGATCTTGGTATTTATTAGATACATAAGTCCCGTTTGTGGCAGCAGGAGCTGCGGTGGGTTGTGTCGTATTCGTTATACTTATTGGTTGCTTTACGTAAGCTAAAGTTATTTCAAAAGTACTGTTTGGTGTTGGAGCTACAACCCAGAAATTAGCATCCCAATTAGCATAATATTTAGGTATTCCAGAAGCTGTATTTGGAGTATCATAAAATTCAGACATGAAACTAGTGTCTCTTTTATCTAAAAAAATCTGTTTTCCCGAACTGTCTTTTAATTGCACATATCTTATAAATCTTAGATCTGAAGGTATAGTTACGTATCTATTTCCAGAAACTAGATTTGATGTAGCATAAAATCTGTTGTCATCAGAATCCGCCTCTCTATATATTCTATTTTCTGCATTTTTGATTATTGTTTCTAAAATAGAATTAGATAAAACGGTGTTATCTACTTCAGTGTAATTTCTAATATCGTCTTGTATATTTGTAAGTGTGTATGCCATTATGGTGTCAATGTTACGGGTCCTGCGGTAACCGTAATTCCTCCTGATCTTTCGGTTAAAGTTGCGTTAGATCCAGAACTAAAAGTATAACTATCATCGTTAACTTTTGTTATACTAAATCCTGCATCATTTTCAAACACTGTGTAAGCTAATCCTCCAGGACTTCCTTCTACATTCCTAAATCTTACTTGATTTCCTGTAGATCTACCATGATTTATCTCGGTAACTGTGACTGTTTGAGATCCTGCCGTAAAATTAAAAGGGTTACTTTGTAATAAATTTTCTGTTGATGGTTCTGTTCTAGCAGGTCTTGCTTGTTGCAATCCTTGCGGATCTCCACCATGTGATCTTGGTTGTAGTTGAGGTTGTTTAGGTTCAAACTCTGAAGTGTGAACTCTAGATCCATTCCATTCTATCATCATCTCTGTGTATGGAAAAGCCATTCCTGATCTATCTGATATAAATTGTGCATATTTTCCTTTTGAAAAATTTGTCATTAAGTTCCTGGGTAATAAGTTTTAGGGGTTATAAAAGAACTAGATGAGGATCCGTCCTCTGCTAAAGCTCTTTGTAATTCATCCTCATATATTAATTTTAAAGGTTGTATTCTATCTGGTGCATATTTTTGAGATAAGTAATAAGCCAAACCTGCAACCATACAAGGAACAAATCTAAAAGGAACATCCGCATCATTTGTATATGCCCCTGCATCCTGTATTCTTTTCACATAATAATAGTTTATAAATTTACCTGCTTCATTTGTTCCTGGAGTTAGATATAAAGTTATAGTTACTTTATCTATAAATCTTTGAACATAATATTGTGTTGGTGTTCCTGTATCTGTTTTATTAGAAAGTCCTTGATAGGTAGATCTATTTATTTTTGTTAAAGGAGTATCAACGTTTGAACTATTTCTAAAAGAAGCTTCTAATATATCATCGACACCATAAACTGCTGTGGCATCAGAAGTTCCATCTCCCGTCGATCTAAACATGGTATAAACATTTTGATTATTAACTAACGTTATAGAGTTGTTTGCTATTTCCCAATAATGGAGACCTCTGTTAGACCATTCTTGAAAAAGAATATTTAAAGATCTTCTAGCACCTCTTAATTGATAACCAGAAACACCTTGAATACCTATTCTTTCATAGGATTCCTCTATTATATCAGCTATAGAAAAACCTTTTTCAAAAAGAGTTGTGCCCGAGGTAGTGTTAGCCATTTAACCTCCTACTTATCAATTAATAGTGTAGCACCTACTAAATTTGCTATTGCGGAAACCGACATTCCACCTTCAAATAGTATTCCATCTTCTGGAAGATTAAATGCAAATACATCACCTTCAGGACAATCCCCTTGAAATTGAGTAGCAGAGTTACCATCCTGCAAAGTTATTGAGCCAGCACCAGATCCATCTGATGCAAGAATCATACCTCTTAATCTAGTTCTCCCTGCAAAAACTGATCCAGTTCCGGTTACTCTTATTGCTTTTACGTCACCCTTCATCATTTTTTCTCCTTAAAATTAAAATGTGGGGCTTGAGCCCCACATTAATTACTTATTAAGCTGTTGGTGAATCAGATGATAAACCAAAAAACTTAAGTGCTACTACACCACCAGCTCCAGCAGTTCCAGAAACCACAACCTGTACTTCATCAGCTGTCTCAGTAGCTGCGGTTGTTGCTCCACCAGACATTCCCAATACTCCATTACAAGGGAAAAATCCTTTGAAACCTGTGCTGTTGATAGCGACAGTGATGCCATCTACGAAACCATCGTCATCAGCTTCTGTACCAATGTCCACCAAATTAACTGCGTTCGCAGCCGCACTTGTAACAGTGATTGCTACACCCATAGGTATAAAGTTAGACGGAATACCAATTGATGTTTCTTTGTGATCAGTACCTGATGCAGCAATAGTGATTGATGTGCTGTAAGTAGATAGTGTCATGTCATTAGTCAAATCACCAGTAGATGAGTTTTTGATTATTGTTTTAAAACCATTTTCTGATCTTACTGGTCCTGAAAATGTACTATTAGCCATAATTATCCTCCTAGTTTTATGAACGTAATCTCTAGGCCGTCGACTATACTCGTTTACGTTCTGATTAATTGTATAGTGATTATTTTATATACTAGTTTTGACTAGAGCGCAAGAGAGCCTGTAGTGTGGAGTGGATTTTTTCCAACGATGTAGCTTTTTATTAAGTAGCTACAGAAACTTGAGGAGCTGCATTCTCAATCTTATTTTCTAGATCAGCTTTTTTAGCCTCTGCTAGTTTTATATGGCTGATTACATCCCTGACTTTTCTGTCAATCTTAACCATATTGAGAGTATATCTACCCTCTTTAAGATGCTCCTGCTCCCATTCTAGATCCAGACCCTTCTTCTTCGTGTAAAGGTCGTTTAGATGTTGCATCATTTTCTCCATCGATAACCTCCTCATAGGTTATTCGTTTTACCCTGGGATCCATCATTTCTCCAAGATACTCCCATTTTATATCAGATTTTCCTAATCTGTCAATGATTGCATTTTCTATATCTAAAGGGCTGTCTATACACTTTACCACAAATTCAGTCCCATAACTGTAGGCATAGATTTTTACTAGAAAATTTTGTGGGTGCATTTTTTCTTTCTATTATTTAATTGTGGCGGAACATTGTCCCGCCACAAAAATCATATATTAAGCACCTGGTGATGCAAAAATACCTCTGAAGTCAGATACTCCAAATGAGTATCTTTCTCTAGCTTTGTATCTTACGTTACCAGTATCGAAATCACCTTCCATCGCTGTTTTGATAGGAGATCTTTCGAAATACTTCATACCATTAGGTACATCTGTAATGATGTAGAACGCATCAGTGTCAGTCAAGAAATTATTGACTCTGTAGCCTTGTGGGATCATACCCATAGAAGCTATAGCGTTGATATCATTATCAGCTGTTGCTGTTCTACCCTGAGTCTTCATTAATCTCTCAGCTGTGAACTGAAGCTCTGAAGGCACAATCATTTTAACACCTCTTGCAGCTACTTTAAGACCTCTCTCGTCAGTAAATGCATTAATGTCTATTAATGACTGCTCTAAAGATGTCTCGTTCAAGTCTGCTGCTGTAGCTAAAGTGTTAGATACAGTTCCTGAGATTGTTGGGTGAGCAGTGTTAAATAAAGTAACACCATCTCCTGATTGGAATGATCCACCAGGTAATCCATTGATTAAAGTGTTTACCGCTTTAACTTGTTTAGTATTTGCCATGGATCTAGCTAACGCTTTTGTATATCTTGAAGATATTTGATCATACAAGTTATCCTCGATCGCTTCCTCAGTTACCGCAAAGGCAAGAGCAATAGTCTCATGACTATATCTTGCAGTGTAAGTCTCTTGAGCATTGTCAAAGCTTACACCTGATCCTTCAGGTTTTACTTGAGCTTGAGCAAATCCAGATAACATAACTTCTTCTTCAAACGCTCTGTCTGAAGATTCAGTTGTGTAGATCTCAGCGTGCTGATTCTCATAACGTTTATATTCCAGGCCGAATAAGGCATTCAAACCTGGCTCTAGTTCTTTGACTAGTTGTCCTCTAGAAATGGCCATAGTTATCCTCCTTATACTCCATTTACATTCATGTCTAACTCATGTTCGTTTATTCTAACAATCCAGTTGACATTAGCAGAACCAACATCATTGTTTACTGGATCTCTAGATAAACCTAGAATCTGCAAAGTAGCAGATGAACCTTGAGCTAGAGTTGAATCATTTAATTCAACTGCTGACACGAAGTCTGGTGAGCTTCCCGCTGTGTATTCGATATCTGCAACGTTGAAGATATCTGTTTTAGCAGAAGCACCAGTATTGTTTGTTTGTATTTCAAACCTCTCATACGGATCATCAGAAATGAATCCAACAATATCTGTTGCAGTGTTAGATGCATTTAAGTGATTAGCAAAAGTAGGTTTGCTTGTAGTTGCGTCAGTAAAGAAGACACCGTTTAGTGATCCTAATATTGCGCCACCTGCGCCTGCTACTTCAATCGTCCCATCGTTCTTCATTTTGACAGGGTCATTAAAGTATATAGCAGTTGCCGAAGCAGCTATATCATATTCGGATAAACCTTGGTTGTCTCTGTTCTGGCCAACTTTCCCAATTGGTTTTAGACCAAATGGTGCGTCTTTATTTGCCATATTAGTTGTCCTCCTTAGACATTTTTAGTTTATCCGGTGCTTTAGGAATTGTTAAAAAATTAACTTTTCTTTGAGCCACCGAAGGTTACACGAGTCTGTCGATCAATATTGATCGGCATACTTGGATGCTGTTCCTTCATAAGATCGTTATCGACTGCTTGAATTTTCTCCTCATGCATTCTTCGATAATATTCGTTTCTTTGCTCTGCGATCTCGTCTGGTATCCTAGCCAGCAATAGGCCACCAACTCCAATCATCCCCTTGTATTTTCCATCGTCAATAACCGGATAATTAGGAAATTCGTCAGCTCTCACTAACTCATATCCTTCTCTAAGTTTACCAGAGATATTTTTGGTATCCTGATAACCTTGAACCTCGGCTCTCAACCATTTATAACGGTAACCGTTTTTAGCAGGGGGTGTATCCAAGCTGTTGGGTCTTTGCCAAACTTTGGGTTTAGATTCTTGCTCCCTAGTTTGACTTGCACGAGAAGCCCTTTTATCGTTTTCTTTTTCCATATGCTACGCTCCTTCCGTGTTCATTAGTCGTTTTTGTTTTGCATAATCATCGAGTGACACACCTAATTTTTTAGCAATTGCTACCTCAGACGGTGTGAGTCTTTGGATTTTGCGACCTGTCTTACTACTACGCGTTGCCGAGGCAACAGTCTGAGTAGGTTTATTTGTCGTATCTTCTTTATTCTTAACAAATTTATGAGGGAATTCAAGAGCTATTCTTCTATCTATTTCCTGATAATACTCTTCTGGATGTGAGATAGGATCGTACCCCTCTTCCTCAGTCAGTTGTCTATGAATTGCTTTCGCACCCTCCGTCATGACAGGATCTCTATTAAACCAAGTATTTTTCTCTGCCCACTCTTGGGCTTTTGGATCTATTCTTCTTGGCTGTGGTTGGATCGTCTCTTGAGGTTGCTCGGTTACTTCCTCTTTAGGTGCGGACTGTCTTGATTTCATGTCAATCAATCTCGCCTCCTCATAACCTAATCTAGATATCTCTGCTTGTGCAGCAACTTCTGCTTGAAGATTATTCTCCTCTCTAGCCTTCGCAAGTTTAGCAACAGCAGCTTCCATACCAGATTTAACCCTACCCTCCATCTCTGAAACATAATTGGTATCTAATTTGGCTAATCTAGATTTTAATTTTTCTTGATCCGCTAAAACACTTTTTGCATATAAGGTTGCAGCTTCCTCTCTTCTCTCTGCCTCCCGCATTTTTTTGGTAAGTTTAGCGATTCTTCTTTTTACTCCGTCTGAGTAATCATCTAATTCTTTCTTTTTTTCTCCGTCTGTTTCTTCTTCCTTCGTTTCTTCTTTGTTGTCTTGAACATCCAACTGCTCATCAGATTTCTCAATTGTGTCATTGGACTCATTGTTGTTTTCAATAGTTGATTCATTAACATCCTCCTTTGTTTCTGGAATCTCTATCTCTGCTCCAGGTCCAGAGGTGTCTATGTCAACCATTTTTTGCTCTTCTGGCATAGTTTTCTCCTATGATTAATATAGATGAAGTATATCTTCAGGGTTTTCGATGGTAGCTAAAACCTCATCGTCATTTAGCAATCTTACTTCCCCGCCATCGATCTGGACTCTAGATCCAGCATATCTTGCAAAAACCACCCAATCACCCTTATTGCACCAAGGGCCTTCTGGAAATTTTTCTTTATCATAACAATGTGGACCCATGGCTAAAACCAAACCACATGTTGATGCAACCTGTTGTCTCTCCAAAGTGTCGGCTCCTAAAAATAATCCACCTTTGGTTTTTTCTGGCATTTTAAATGGTAGAACCAACATTCTCCATCCGGTTGGCTTTGGTAATTTATCAGATTCTTTGGTTTTTAAACGCTCGTAGGCGTTTACTTCCTCTTCTTTTTCTTTTTTATATTTTTCTTCTAACGCTAATTTAATTTTTGGTGGCGTCGAATTTGAGGATATTGTCTCTTTTAGTTTCATCTTTTTGCTCCTTTGGGTTTAGCAGGTTAGAGATTTCCTGTACTACATATTGGTAGGCGTGAGCCTGTCCCAACATATACTTGTATTTTTCCATGTTGTCAATACCACCAGCTAGGATGTTATTTCCTATTGATTGATATGCATCTCTTAGTTTTTTTTGAAGTTTAGTTATTATCTCTATTTCTTCGAATTGCATCTTTACCTTTCTTAAATATAGCAGCTACTTTTGATTTACCCATGACCTTGGCACGCTGTTCTCCAACGGTTAGGATTTGAATTTTTCTAGCAAACGGCTTACTGATTTTTTTAACTTTCGCCACCGTCTTGCGCGCATCTGTCGGCGTTGCAAACTTGATCCTAACAGTGTCACGCGGGTTTTCATCAGTGTAAAGTCGTCTACCATGTTTTTTACCAGGATGTTTACCTGTTCCCTTTTTTGGATCCGCCACGTAAAGCTCCTTGTAACATTTTCTTTTGTTTAGTATGAGCCTTAACAGCTTTGCCAAGACCTTTTATAACTTTTTTTATTTTTGCTTTTGCTTTTTTCATCTTCTCTCCTTGTATTTATCTCTCCAATAATTTTTTCGTTCTAGAATTCTTATTCTTTTTTCAAGAATATCTATTCCGAAAAATCTTTTTATTATATTTATTAACATCTCCATCTTCTTCTAGCCTGACGGATTCTAGAATTAGGATCTTTTGCTGCTTTAGGAAATTTTTTCATCTGTCCTAGTGATCTCGCGCAGAATGATTTTCTACGTTTGGCAGCTTTTGATCCTGGCTTCACTTTTCCAGTCACGGCTGTTTTTAGTTTTGAACCAGGATTAAGTCTTCTATAAGCTTTAACCCCAGCCTCTGTCATTCCAGCCCCTTTTTTAGTGGGTCTAAAATTCTTTTTA